TAGTCGCGACGTCATTAGTCGCAGGACCCTAGTCGCGACGTCATTAGTCGCAGGACCCTAGTCGCGACGTCAAATCAGATTATCAGGCCGCAGGCGGCTCGCCGAGTCCATATCACGCGTGATGACGCGCAGAACCACCTGTGTCTGATGATTCATATTAATGAAACGGCCCTTATTTACCCTGGCACCCTCCAATGAAGAGAGGAATGTGTCATTTGCTCCCTCAGATCCGCCATAATAGGCCAGATCTTCAGATCCAGTCGTAGGATCCGCGAACTGATTCCGTATAATCATATAATTACAATATCCCTGAGTATTTGCGCCTGTTGTCCAGCCCTTTGAAACACTATAATATCCCACATTTACAACAATATGCCCCGCGCTTTTTTGTATGAAGCTGAGGAACTCTGCCTGTGCCGTCGTCGGTGAGAGAGGAAGTTCAACATTCTTGAAAATCACACGATCACCCTGGCTCACCATGAACTTGCTGAACCACGACTTTGTCTGAACCCAGATGTAGGAGCCGATCGTATCTTTATAGAGAGTATTCGTAGTAGTCGCAGGATTTACAGGCCACGCCGTCAGCTGTGAAGAAAATGTGAATCCGCTAATATCCAGTGTATCCAGATTACCACTTACGAGGCTGCCATCAGGTCTCTGGAGCTGAATCGTGAGCTTCTGGAGAGTGGCGAGAGGTGTGGGATAATACACCTTCTGGCACTTCATGAACTTCGGAATCATGGCCACATAAGCCCTATTTAGAGCTGAATTATCAGAGATCCAGTTACCGTCATACTGGAGAACACCGAATGAAGAGTCGAGTGCAGGGTTTGTGCCGAAATTGTTCGTGTCCAGCTCAGGAATGCGGAGCATGAGGTAGGGGAAGGACAGAATATTCACATTCAGATTCGTATTATAGCTGAGATCAGACTCCTGTGTCGCCAGAATCTCGAGGCCCTCCGTGGGTAGAATGGCCTTTACGAACTCAATACGCACAATGTTCTTAAACTTAATCTGGGCCGCCGTCGAATAATATGTGCCTGTGCCATTGTTGCCAGGGTCAAAGTTTACGCTGAAATTGTAGCGATTCTCGGTCGAGTTGCTCACCCAGTCACGATCGGAGCTATAGAGAAAGAGATTATACTCATTTTCTCTATAGGACACGATATCGTCCTGCTTCTTGATAATGTCCTGGGGCAGAGAGGGGCGAGTGCGAACAGCCTCAGGTAGAGCCACTGTAGGATTCGTCTCGGCCAGGCCGGAACCTTGGTTACCGAAAAAGAAGGCACGAGGATCAGGGGGCGGCTGCATTTGCTGCATTTGCCCCTGCTGCCGTTGAACAGAGCGCTCAACAAGCGCATTTTCGTCTCTCGCCCTGGCCTCCGTTGCAGTCTGTCTGAACATGTCGGTGGATTCACTCCAGGCGATTCCAGGATTGGGGATGTTGGAGACAGCGAGGGTGGTCACCGCTTGCCCAGAGGCAGACGCCGCCTCTCTGGCCGCCTCCGCCTCCCGCTGCTTCTTAATCTGCTCAAAGAGAGACATCGCGGTGGAGGGTCCATCCTCTAGAGCAATTCGGAAGTCGGGTGCAGCAGGAGGTGTCGCCCTCACATCCTGCCTCTCCGTTTGTAGCTGATTGAACCGATTCGTCGTGTCCATGCGAACACGGTCCTCTGTTCCTGATGCAGGAGGCAGGCCCTGGCTTCTGCGAAGATAGGCCTGGAAATCAGGGACAACTGCGGAGAGAACCTCCTTATTCAGCACAGGAACAGGCTTCGCACCCAGGTTTTCATAGACCTCGCCCATATAATGGCGAACCGTCTTTACGAGGCGTTCCTTCTGTTTTTCATTGAGGTCGCTACCGAGACGACGTTGGAAATCAGAATAAAGGAGTCTGTCTAACATGGCCTCATTGCGGCCTGAAAAGAAGTCGCTATTAGGATCTGCCATACTCTACATTCACGTTATGTCTTTTTAGACCCGACGTTAAACTCAAGTTGAAAAGATCCAGTGCCGTAATTTCAGCATTTCCTCATCGGGAGGGGCTTGACGAGAAAAGGCGCGGAAATTGTCACCGTGAATCATGCGGATAATGAAATACAGAGAATACATTCCACACTCTGAGTTCTTATGCTGGAATCTGCGCCCATTATAGCCGAGTTTCATCTTAGGATCCTGAACTGTGAGCCACTTCATAAATTTCGCTACCTGCTTCGGGGGATACATTCCATATGAATCAAAATAATTGGTCATGTGTTTCTCAAGATTAATAAAAAGAGCAACCCAGTGGCTTCCACCCTTGAAGTGCGGATCAAGATTATAGATAACACCAATGTGTTTAGTGCCGTTCTTAATCGCGTCTGTAACTTTAAGTTCGCACATCTCATTAATCAGACACTTCTTCTGCCCCTTTGCATACGGATCTGGCGCGCCAAAGTCGATAGGATAGGGCCCCATGAACTCAAAATCGGGATACGCATCCTCATACTGCTTCATAACCTCTTCAATGTTATTAGAGTCGAGCCACATATCTGGATCAGAGGCCCATGTATCAGGCTGTTTGGGCCGTAGATACTGCTTTGCTAAGGCTGCCTTTTCTTCATTAGATAAGGGGCTAGCATGCAAAAAACTCCACTCCTTCTTCGGCTCCACATTGAGCTTCTGCTCTAGAGTCGCACGGAGCTTTGGTGCTGTTGGCATCACGCCAGCCGCTTCAGCAATCTTTCTTAAAACAGGCTTGGGCAAGCAGCCCTCGGCAGGGCGATCATTCTTTATAGATGGATGGCATTGATAGGGGCCTGGATTAAGAGCATTTCTTTTCTTTCTTGTTTGCAGTCTCACCATTCTTCTTATACCTTATAAATAGATGGCATCAAGTCAGCGTTCAGCAAATCTATATTGGACTCGCATCTTCATACCTTTATTAATTATTGTTATGGCATTTGCATTCTATCTTCTCTTCTTTTTACCACATGTGCAGATCATTTCAACTGCCGCCTTTCAAAAGGCTGTTAGATTTCGTAGCACCTGATAACGTCGTGAGTTTATTTTAACGAAGCTTTAGCTTCGTTAAATTAAATGTCAAACGACTAATAATCCGTCATACCTTATTTTTAAGGAAGCTCTTTGAGCTTCCTTAAAAATAAGTATAGACGGTAGATATGCAGTGGACAGATATGGTTGGATACCTTCTCCTCTTTGGAATGTTAGCTACAGTGGCGACAACTATGGTTTTTATCACTGTAAATAGTGCTAAGCAGGACTCTCAGAAGATGACAATGGAACAGATCCGGTCAATGGGGATCGCGAACTTCTTTCTGATTGGTGCTTTCGGTGTTATGGCCTCCTATTATCTTGAGGCAAATCCTCAGATGTTCCAGCGCTATGTCCTCTTTATGTTACACGGCGCTCTTTTCCTGAGTATCATGGCGGTGTCGGTCGCCTCAATACAACAGTTGAGCTAAATGCAGCCCAACCATCAAGCAGCCTTAATAAACAACGCCATAATCTTGTGCTGTAGTCTAAATCGTCCCGACCACGATCCAAAGGTAGGATGTGTATGGAACGAAAGACCCTGAATACGAAGAGCAACGCGAACCAGATCTCCCGGTTGTAAAAAGGTGGGTCGCACCCCCTGATGTGCCTGAATAGGGGACCCTGGGGTCGACCGATACACAACAATAGAATCAACACCTCCACTTTTCTTGTCCTGCACACTTACTGGACAATATAAATGGAGCACATCTCCCTCAATCATTGGTTGAAAAAGGCGAGCCAATTCAGCCATCTCCCGATGCTCTTGATTGAACCATAGTGACTGCTGCGTATAGACATAGGTTAGCAGTGTGCTCTGAAGAGCCTGTAGCTTTTGCAGAGCCTGTGCAGGCTGTAGGATCAGAGCCAATTTCCCCGTGTTGCTATCATAGCTTTTTACAACAAGGTGCGGTAATAAAATAGAAAGTGAAGGAAATTGCGTTTGACCGTCAATATAAGATACTGATGCGAGCGGCTTGGGGCCATTGATTAGCGGTCCGAGTTGAACTTTTGTGACTTCTAATCTTTGCAGCGGTATAACCCACTCCATCCTACTTTATAAAGAATGTTGGGTTTAGATAGATATGCCTAAATTTTTTAACAGAGTAAAAAACTTAACACG